TATAATATTTTGATTTACGACAACTTCTATCGTTAATAAAGGAGAAATAAGATGTCACAAGATATGGACGTTAATACACTAGTTGGAGGTGTCACAATCCAACCAGTAACAGACACTGATACTGTGGATAAAACCACTGTAGAATCTGAAGTAGCACAGGAGAAATCCAGTGTTCCAACAGTTGAAAACCGTGAAGGTAAACTGTTTGTAGACGGAGTTAGAGTTTTCACACGTGATGACACTAACAGAATAGCCGCTAAGGCTAAAACTGAAGTCGAACAAGGTTTAATAAAGGATCTAAATGTTGACTCATTAAAGCAGGTTAAGGACGTTGTTACACAACTACAAACCGCAAATATCAATGAGGATACACAACAAGCAGATCTAAATGTTAATGCTTTGAGAGACGCAGTTAAAAAACGTGAACAAACAGTAGAAGAGTTGCGTAACGAACTACATAAAGTTAAAACAGATGCTGTTTTAAATAATCATTTAGGTAAGTTACAAAGCGAAATGCCAAGCACTTGGGCAAATGAACAGAAAGCCGCCGTTATTGATTTAATGAAAGCAAGAAACATGTTTGCTGTAGACGGCGAAGATTTTCAACTTAGAAATGGTGATGATTACATTACCACAGACGGTGAAACACCAGATTATAAGTCAGCAGTTGAAATGGTTGGCAAAAACTTAGGTTTACCGTTTGCTAAAAGAGGAACACAAATGCTAGACGTAGAGGCAAGTAGTAGTTCAAAACCTCAGAGCACAGGTGCTGTCAATGACGCACTCATTTCAAGTGATCCGGAGTATAGAGCCGCATACTTAAATATACGAGAACAGAATAAGACTCTCTTAAAGTCAGACATCTCAGATGGTATGGTTAATAAGAGAATCAAAAAAATAAGAGAGTTAAGAGGTTCTTAACTCATCAAAATAACTATAAAATAAGGAGACATTATGTCAACAAATAGTGCTAACCTCTTAAATAAGTTATTTGAAGAAGTATCAGGCGATCTTATTGCTCATTATGACAACTCAGTCTTAATGCCTTCAAATACACTTATTTCAAACTCTTACAACTTAGTAGGAGCGGTCGGAAATACAATGAGGATTCCGGTCACAAACGCATGGACAACAGGCGCATCAGGTATCGCAGAATCGGCTGATATCGCAGGTGCCAGTGGAGCAGTCCAAGACTTTAACCCAACGGCTATCGATTTGCCAGTAGCAAAAAGAGGTTCATTCTCTTACGTTACTGCTGAAGCATTAGAAGATGGTGGATTATCTACAGTATCAAACGCAGTTTCATTGAGACTAGCAAGAAGTATTGCCCAAGGCACAGATATTTCAGCATTCAAGTTTATGCTTAACAACACAGATACAGCACCAACAAACGCAGGTGTTCTAGATGGTTCAACAGGTAACAACATTGAAAAAGTCAATACTGTAACAGGTAATCAGGACGTATGTCCAGTCTTTTCACCAGAAGCAATGGCTTATGCTGTAAAAAGACAACCAGAACTAAAAATGTGGGAAGATGTTAAACTGGATCAAACATCCATGGTAGCAACAATGAGAAACGGTTTTGCTCAAATAGAGAAAGACTTTATCAAAGCAGTTGTAGGTAATACAGCAGTTGGAGCCACAGCACAAAAAGCCACATTGGCGCATTTTGGAACAGCAGTTGCTAAACTAAGATCAGCAAACGCACCAACAGACGCGGCTGGTTTTTACTTCTCAGCAATATCCCCAGCGATTGAACTACAACTAGTCGATCAAATCACACATATCGCCAACGGTGGAACAGTAGGTTCACTAAGTGCGACAGGTGATAGAGTGTTAATGGATGCTCTTATTGGTCAAGCAGTTGGAGTCCGTTTCTTAAGAAGCAACAATATCGTTAAAGGCATAGCGGCATCATAAGGTAAGGAGATAATATGGCATTTGTAACAAACGTAAGCGGTAATGTAATAGCATACTGTGACGCGGCAGACATTAAAGACAAAGATCAAAGGGTTTTCGAATCCAATGAGATTAACTTTAGTGATGCCCCTACAACGCCAACCTCCCTTAATGAATATTTAGAAGACTTATCAATCAAATCATTTGCTCGAATCAACGAAAAGATACGAGCAAGTGCTAAATGGAGAAGTTATTTAGGTTATACCAATAGCACAACCTTAACAGGTAATACTATTCCAGGTATAAACGCAGATAGAATAGTAGGAAGACAAGCCGATTGGTGCGATCTTTCCACGTACTATGTGCTCAAAGAATACCTACTTCCTAAAGTAGCAGATTTTGGAGATGAACTTAACAGTGAAGTCCAAAAGATTACATATTATGCTTCAAAGTTCGACGACTTGTTCGAAGAACTAATGGACATGATGGATTGGTATGATGCTGAAGGCGACGGTATAGATGAAGCAGATAAAATGGTTTCATTTAGAACTAACCGTAGAAGCCGTAGCAAACGAAATATAACAAGGGTGAGGTAATGGCTTATAGATCAACATTATTAACACGTCTACAAACAGATTTGGCTACTGGTAACATAAGTGTTAGCACTGAGTTACCTTATACGTCTGGCAGTGACAGTCTTAACATCAAAAATATGAAAACTTTATATTTAGATCAAGACAATGAAACTACCACACAGAACCAACAGTTTTTAGATAATGGTAGTGTAGATCAGAAAGAAACTACAATACAGGCTTTTGTAAGTGTAGATGCTAAAAACCCCCCGGCTGATTTGGATACACGAATCGCGAGTATTCAAAGTGCTAAAAGTAGTGTGGCTAATGTTTTCGTAAGAGAATGTGAGACTACTACTGAGATTGAAAGCGATATTTTAACTTATACATTTGAGTATAGGTTTGTAACAATATAAGAAAAGGAGAACCCAATGGGCGTAATAAATGTAAGTGGATCAACTGTTGAAGCAACAGTTGTTATTAGTGACAAAGGCACATCATATGCTGGAGCGTCATCTCTTACTTTGTTAAATCTCAATGATATTTCTTTAACAAATACCCAAGGAACTTTTAGGTATCAAACACTGGATTCACAAAGTGAAGCAGTAGTAACAACTGTTGCTACAAATAGTGTTGCCTTAAACCTTGTTATTGATGAAGCACAGTTTTTCGGAACTGGCGCAGGATCTAGTCCTGTCATCGAAAAAGGGTTATTTGGAACAAGTAATAACAAAACTGAAATCGACTTCAGAATCTATTTTGAAGGCACATCGGTTACAGGAAACAAATACATCGATGGGACAGGATTTATTACAGGGTTAACACCTTCAGTAAATCCAGGGTCACCTTTATGGGTAACACCAGTAACTATCGAAGTAAATGGAGAGTTAACAGAGGGAGCGAATAGTTAAGACTATTAACTAATAACGACCACGTTAAAAAAACTTAGTGCTACTCAGCAATGGGTAGCACACTTTATACAGGAGTTCAGTAATGGAACATAAATGGATGACACTATACAAAGACGGAGTATGGACAGGAAGAGAAGACCGTATGGTTACTCTTGTTGACGGTTCACAGCATTGTATAGATGACTTAGCAAAACAACACGGCTTAGACTTGCCGGATAGCGGTGCGAAACCAAAGTCAAAAAGCAAAAAAACAATAAATACAGTTGTAGATATACAGGAGAATAGACATGAAGATATGGAAGGAACACTCGACAGAGGAGATACTGAAGAGCATGATGGAGGAGACAGCGAAGGCTAAACATGAACTTCGTTGTGCCACTAAAGATATAGAAAAAGCATCAAACAGATTAAGTTTCTGTTTAAGTGCTTTAAACCACTTAAATGAAGGAGATATACAGAATGAAACTAAGTGAAATAGCAACAAAACCAAAACTAAACAAAATAGTTTTAGATAAAGAAGAAATAGTCGCAAAATATGGAGAAGCATTAGAGTTTTTCATATATGACAGACAACCCCTCGAAGTTTTTGGAAGATTAGCAAACGCTGAAAAAGAAAACTTTACCGATATCGCCAACCTAATGAAAGACTTAATCCTCGATGAGGAAGGTAACCCTGTGATGACTGAAGACAAACAGTTACCTTTTGAAGTATTAGTAGAAGCAATGACTAAGGTAAGTGAACATTTGGGGAAGTAACTAACCACGTTATTAAGCCGGGGAACAGTGATACAAACTTTATTTTAATGTTGGATACACTTGCTAAAAGATACGGCAAGTTACCNACAGAAGTGTTGCGTAAAGGNGATAGTTTTGATTTAAGTGTTATGGACGTAGCACTTACATATGAAAAATATCAACGAGACAAAGATAGCGGAAGTATNGATGAAAAAATGTATGATATGGACGCACTAAAACAAGCGGCAGATAAGGCAAAAGAGAANCATGAAAATAGACAGCAAAATATTTCAAANAAGGATGAAAGCACTTAAAAAAGTGCCGGATCAGTTATTGAATGATGCTGAAAGGGAACTCAAAGCCAATACTCCTAAAAGGAGTGGTAATGCTCGTAATAAAACAAAGTTACGCGGAGATAAAATCCGCAGTGATTACCCGTACGCCGGTGCCTTAGACGCAGGTAGCAGTAAACAGGCACCTCAAGGATTTACTGAACCTACCTTAAGGTATATGGCTAAACACGTGGATAAGTTAATAAAGAGAATATAAAATGGCTAAAGACATAAGAGTATCATTAGAGTTAGACAGTAAACAGTTTGACAGAGGTATTAAAACCAGTAAACGTGAAGTAGATGGTTTAGGATCTGCTGGTAATAAAACAAGTAATATTTTAAAAACTTTAGCCGGTGCCTTTGCTGTAAGAGAAATAATACAGTTTGGCGATAGTATTACTAACTTAAAAAACAAACTGTTAACACTAAATCCAAATGCCCAAGAAGTAGCATTACAGTTTGATAGAATAAGAAAAATAGCCATTGATTCTCGTAGTGATTTAGATGGTGTTGGTGACTTATACTTTAGAATAGCAAGAGCACAAGATGAACTTGGTATAACCAGTGAAGAAACAGCAACCATTGTAGAGTCAGTATCCAAAGCCATTACAGCAAGTGGATTAAGTGCTCAAGAAGCACAAGGACCGTTACTACAGTTAGGACAAGCACTACAAAGTGGTAGATTCCAAGGTGATGAACTTAGATCTATATTAGAAGGTTTGCCGGATGTAGCAAGGGCCTTAGCACGAACTCTAAACGTTCCTATTGGTAAGTTAAAAGAACTTGGTAGTCAAGGCTTAATCACAGGTGCGACTTTTGTTCAAGCAATGAAAGAAGCAAAAGATAGTATTGACGACGCATTTGGTAATACTGATGTAACAATAGGACAAGGTTTTAGTGTAGTTCAAACAAGTTTTGCGGGTTTAGTAGAAACCATAGCAGATAGCACAGGTATATTTGACAGTATAGCAGAAAGTTTAGTTACTTTAGCAAGTTTTGTAGAAAGATTAAGTAAATCAACAGAAGCAATAAAATCATTTGGTGTGGCTATAGTTTCCTTTTTAGGTGTATTTTTACTATTTGGTAAAGTATTCCCAGCCGCAGGTAGAGCCATTGATAACTTAAGGACCGGCACACTCACAAGTGTTAAAGGTATGACAGCCGCATTTGGCAATAAAGGGTTAGCAACATCAGTTAAAAACGCCGCAATGAGATTAGTAGGCTTAAAAACAGTTGGAAAAGGTGTTTTAACAACATTTGGTAGAATGTCTTTAGTTTTTAATGGTTTAATAAGACTGGTGGCTGGACCTGTAGGTTTAGCAGTATCATTATTTGCTTTATTTAAAACATTAAAAGGCATACAAGACTTAAAGGCAGAAGATGCTGTTCAAAAGATAATAGGTGAAGGCGCAGAAGCAACTATAAAAGAAATAACCTTATTACAAGATAAAATAAAAGAACTTGAAGATACAAACACCAAGATGGTTACTACATTTAGTAAGACAGGTAAACTTACTATTTCATATGAAAAAGATGTCAAAGAAATAGAAAGATTAAAAGGTGTCATTGACAAGTTATTTGAATCATTGTCCATGGAGGACAGAGCACCGTTTTTAGGTTTTGAAGGTATAAAAAAAGAAGGCAACGACGCGGCCGATTCCCTAAAGAAAACTGAAGAAGCAGTTAATAAGTTTATGTTAACTTTAGGCAAAATGACTCGTGATGATGAAGATAAAAACTTTTTAGGCGCAATAGCAAGATTAAAAGAGTTAATGGGCGATCCTAAAACAAATGATGACATATTAGCATACGAAAAAAATCTTAACACAATATTTAGATTATTTGGAAAAACAAAACCAAAAGATATTGTTACACCGTTTGAAGAAATAAGCAAAGCAGTAGAAGATGTAGAAGGATTACAACAATACAAAAATGTAATAGAACAAATAAAAACACAACTTGGGTTATTAGGCATAAGTTCAACGCAGGCAGAAGAACTTTTAGGAAACTTAAAAGACAAAGTAAAACCTATGGAGCAAATATTCTTTACATTCCAAGAATCTATTGAATCGGCTGGCATGGCATTAGGCGATGATTTAGCAAATGCTCTTATAGAAGGTGAAAGTGCTTTAGACAGTTTTAAAAACTTCTTTAAAAGTGTAATCACAGAAGTTATAGCAGAAGCAATAAGGCTTACAGTTGTAAGAGCATTAATAAGCAGTATATTTGGCGCCTTTGGTTATGGTGTAAGTTTTGGAGCAAGTAGCGACATAGCAAGTGTAAAGAAAAGAGCAATGGGTGGGCCGGTAATGAAAAACAAACCTTACCTTGTAGGTGAACAAGGGCCGGAGTTAATGGTGCCAAGTGGTAGTGGACACATTGTCCCTAATCACTCATTAGGCGGTGCCCAAACAACAGTTAACTACAACATAAACGCCGTGGATGCTCCAAGTTTCCAAAGCCTTGTAGCAAGAGACCCACAGTTCCTACATGCTGTAGTAACAAAAGGCGCAAACACTTTACCAAGCGGTAGGAGATTTTAATGAGTTTTCAAACAATAGTAAATAATGCCACAAACATTACAATAAACAATAATCCTGTTACGGGTGCTGTTATGAGTAGATCACAAAGATTAAAAACAGCAGAAAGAGGACCAGCAATATACATGTTTGATGTTGCTGTAGGTAGAGCATTTGAAATGAATGGCACAAACAGAGCAATGTTACAGGTATTACAAACAAAAGGCAGAACAACAGAAGAAGAAATAACACTTAGTAGCACGGCTGGTATGGGTTATATTATGGGTTACGCAGGAACAGTAGCACCAGCCGAACTGGCAAAGTTCGATATCGCCTCATTTACTGGCAGTAGCATGGTTATAGATGTAAATGCCGCAAGTTATCAAGCATCAGATACTATATTTGAAGTAGGCGATTACATACAGCCTGCTAACAGTAGATATTCATATCAAGTAAAAACAACTGTATTCGGCAGTGATGTAACAACAGGACAGTTTACAGTTCAGTTAAACAGAAACATATTACCCAGCACATCAGATGGTGGAGTAAACATTATAGGACAAGCCTTAAATGTTGCTAACAACTGTAGTTTTCATGTTAAATGTTTACAACTACCGGCTCACACACTTATACCCGGTAAGTTATTTACATTCGACGGTAGTTTCCAGTTTGTTGAGGTTATTTTGTAATGTCGACAACTATAACACCAGTAGTAGGAGCAACTAACATACAAGCAGTTATGTTTGTAAAGTTAGGACCCATAGAAGGCACAACTTACTACATAGCAAACACATATAAACCCTATACAGTAGACAGTAACAGTTATACAGCATTAGGTAGTTTAGTAGGC